TTCTCCAGTAAGAAGGTGAACCTACAGAGAACTCAGCATCTTTTGCTTTGGAAAGGTTCAGGTGCTTTTCAAGGATTGTTCCTGCATTTCCAGTGATAGTTCCTTTATCGTCAATGACTACAACGTGAACTTCGTCAAATCTTCCTCCTCTATTAGAAACGTAGTCGGAAGTTCCTGGACGATTTGCAAGTTGATCCCACTCAAGAGAACCATTATTCAGAGTGATGTTTTGCTCTTCAAACCAATCCTTTTCACCAGTATATGAGGTAGAACCTACTGATGCACCATTGCTAGAAGCAAATACATTGATTGTTCCTGTTTGTGGAACTGCATAGACACCGTTTTGTTGATAGTCTACATTCTTTCTGGTTCCTGCAGCAGAAACGTGAGAAAGAATTTTGATTGAAACCGAATCGTTATCAACAACCTCAGTAATCATACCCTGAAGGTAACCATCAAGAACAGAAGTTGTTCCTACACCAGGAAGAATTGTTCCAGCAGGAACCTCAACTGTGACGCCCATACCGACTGCATATGCTGTTCCAGAAATTCCTGTACCAACTCCAGAAACGATTTGGTCTGCTCTTCCATCAAGGATTGCGACTCTAATATCGTTTGCCCAGGAACCTGGATTTCTAGCAGCAACAGTTACGCCAGTGATGGTATTCTCATCGTAACCGAGTTGTTCGTAATGTTCGGTGCTCTTAATCATAATGCTGGTTGCCACACCAGCCATTGCATTTTTAAGACCCGAATCGCTTGCTCTTGAAACTCTTAAAGTGCCACCGTAAGCAAGATAGGATGATGCAACCATCCAGTTTTCGTAATGCTTATCGGTAGAGTATGGTCTGCCGAAAGTGTTTAAGAGGTCATCCTCATTTTCGATCAATTGAGGAAGGTCAACAGGTCCCTTAGCGAAAGGAGCAACAAGCGCCCCAACCGAACCAGAGACTGGATCGACTCTTCCAATAGTTAAGTCAACTTCTCTTACTACAATTCCAGGAGATGCTAAATTTAGAGGCATCTTGTGTTCTCCTTGGTGCCAGAATTATCTGAAATTATTTATTGTTTTGACCTTTTTCAATGGGGAATCCAGCCGTGATATCTACCAATCGGGATATTCCCACATATTACTGCTCTTTTTGACTCTATTCTTTGTACACTCTTTACATTCATAAGAATATGATGATGCTACTGGACCCCTATCTTTCCTGGTCCTGTAAAATCCATCTACCAGATTTTTAGTTACACCACATTTCTTACACTCTCTTTCGTAGAGTAACAGATGACCCAGTTGTAGTTGGTCATCTAAGTCCATCAATAATACTCCCACATATATGCTCTATCACCATATTCATCGGTATGCCATCTGTCACCATTATTATCTGTAAATGATGTCATTTCGTTAATACCATCATCTAGGAATCCAAATGGTGCCATATCCTGTTCAATCTGATTTTTCTGCTCTTCATAAATTCTCTTACGGACATCATTGTCCGTCATTTCTTTAAAGTAATCTTGAGCAACTAACCAGGCAAAGATGACAAGACACATTGCAAGGTCATCGTTACAACCTTCTTCTGCTTCAAAGGAATTGTGCTTCTGTGCAAATGTGGTAAGTTCTGCTATAATATCATAGTCAAGAGTTAATAACTTAAAATCTTCAATTAAAGTTTTTAAGTTGGAGCAACCAAGTTTCTTTACCTGTGCAGTTGTTCTAACTCCCATCTGTGATTTCTTCCCAGAGAAACCGTGCCCAACCACCTGCCCAGCACGACCTCTCATTGCCGCCATCAGCATATTTTCATACTCTAAGTCATAGTGGAGAATATTTGCCACCTGTTCTCCAATATCATTGACCTCTACTAGCACCCAAGCATCATTATATGCCTTCGCCGTCTGTTGAATAATATTTGGGAACAACATTGGTTTAATTTCATTGTTCCTATACTTTGCTACAACCTTATATGGAAACTCTGTGATATCGAATAAAATAAATGCAGAATAGTCATTGCCCAGACCACGAGCAACGTCAACAGTAATAAGGTAGTTGTGTTCAGGCTTTGCTTTCTCATAAACATCTAATCCAGCATTCTTTTGAATGGGATCTTCATAGATAAGATTTTTAAGAATTGATGGATTTATAAGGGTATTGACAGAACCAAGAAACTCACACTCGAACTCGACTTTGAATTGCTGTTCTGATGTGTTTGCAATCGTCTGTTCTTTCCATACTTCATCTCTTCCAGGAACCTCGGACCAATGAACATCAGTTGGAATGTATTCATTTTTGCCTTTCTCCGCGTCGTGCCACATACGGTAGAAATGATTCATACCATGTGGCGTGGATACAATAATTACTTTGGTGTTTTTACCAGAAGTAATAGTAGGATAAACAGATGCAAAGAACGAGTCAGCAACGTGATTTGGGACGAACGCGAACTCGTCGAGAAAGAGGATGTTAAACGACATACCTCGGACAGCACTTGCAGACGTACTAGCTGCCAGTATCTTACTGCCATTCTCTAACTCCATAGATCCTTTGTTCCAGGATATAATACCCTGTTGCATCCATTTAGGCAAGTTTTCGTATGCAGTCTGTAACCTACTTAAAAGTTCTCTTGCCGTTGCTGCCTTGTTTGCGAGGATACCAATATTAACACTATCGTTAAAAACTGCATAGTGAAGCAAGTAAGATACGACAGTTGTAGATTTGCCTGTCTGGCGAGGCATCTTACAAATGTTAAATCTATTTTCATGGAAGTTATTAATTAACTTTTCTTGGAAGTGGTAGGGATGAAATTGCGTCAATCCCTCATCAAGAGACACAATCTTGATATAGTTGTTTGCAAAATATACAGGGTCTTCTTTACACTTCAAGAATTCAAGGATTTGCTCCTCTGTGAATTCTATCGCTGTATTTGCCTTTTTTAGATTAGGATTGCCAAGGTATACATTATCTGCCATAATTTAATCTAGTTATCTACAATCAATAAATCAAACATTCCCGATACAGTACAATTTGATCCCGTGTATGTTCTTACTTCTAAATCAGTTTTTTCTGTAAAATAAATTGGGATACTATAAGTTGTATGCATATTACTATTATATAGATTGAGTTCACTAGCAACTCTGAATACTCCACCAAAAGGTTTCTGAAATAGTCTTACAGTATTTTCTTGGTTCTTATTCATTGTAGCGGCAAAAGATCTTAGATATCCACTCTTACCTGCTGGGATAGTATAAGATGCGTGCTGTGATTGACCCATAGCAGCAGCAATCTGACAGACTTGATTTGCTCCTTGAGTAAAATTAATATCACCTACATTTGTATTACCGTTGTTTCCAGTCAATATAAATGCTCTATGAGTTCTGAAGAATGAGACAGTTCCCGCAACACCAACGGTTCCATCAAGAGTAAAGTCTTCTTGAACTTCTTCATAGTTGGCATCAAGACCTTGAAGTCTAACCGTCAGTGCTCCTGTTCCACCAGCATCATCCTCTGTGGAAGTTGAAACTACCGTAACAGTTGCTGCTGAAGTTGGAAAAGAGTAAGCACCTCCTACAGACCACACAGTATCATAAGTTGCTGATGTAGTTACTACTGCACCAAACTTATGGACGTTAGCAATTTGTGTTGTAATGCCAGCAGCAACATTTAAATCAAATTGTGTATCTCCACCACAAGCACCAATGTTGCCGTACTTATCGGCGCACATATAGACTTCAAAGTTTGTCTTTGTTTGGTTTAGATATGCTTGTGTATCCTTATTCCACTGTGCCATTAGTCACTCCAACTTAATCTTTCTGGTCTATACCTTTGTGCGCTTTTAATTCTTGATTGTGGTGAACCAGGATAAATATGCTGAATAATTGCTCCAGGATACTCATTTAGAAGATGTTCGGCAAGTTCACTCTTGCTCATCATTGGTCCATCTACTTCAAGGCGATAAATCTTCCCCTCCCAAACAATGTCAGCAGAAAATGATTCTTTTTGCTGTTGCTGAGAGCCACCTACATTGAGAGTTCCATTGAAATCACCATTAATTGTGATACTTTCTTGTAGGAATTGTTGAAAACTTTTCATTTTAATTTGCCAGTTTAATGGGTGGTTTTAAGGGATCTGCTGGTGGTTTTGGATTATTGAGATCTTTATATCTAGCATAAAGACTTGCATCTTTCTTACTGCCCTTATACCCCTCTTGAAATTCTTTAAAAGTTTTCATCAGCACCTCCAACGCTTACGCGCTTTACAGATTTTCTTGTCTGGGGTCTTAGTACAATCAATATTATGCATATCTTTTTGACCCTTGGAGCGAGCACAGAAAGACTTACGTCTCTTTGCGTCCTTACTTCCTTTCTTGACTTTACCAGTTACAGCGGTCTGGAGTTTAGATCCTGGATTTTCGCGCTTGTAAGCATTAACAGATTTCTGACTCATACCATCAACACCGTCCTTACGGTTTGACTTCTGCCAGTCTTCTTTGATTTTTTCGCAACGGTTGTAAGTTTTACCGAAGAGTTTTTGGGTTCCTACTTTTTTGTATCCCTTCCAGCACTTCTTACCTGCTTCATCAATTACTGATTGTGATGGTTGAAGTGGTTCTGCTTTGATAATATCAAATGTTTCAATTTCCATTGCTTGGAAATCATCTCTCCAGTTAGAATAATCATAATCTTCTTTCTTAGTCTTGTTGCCCCAGTTCTTGGCACCAACTTTACGGCACTTGACTAATGCACCAGATGCATATGCACTTGGCCAAA